CAATACGAACATACAGCAAATTATATGAGATTTGCAACTAACGCATCAGAAGCCATGCGTATCGACTCATCAGGCAACGTTGGAATTGGAACGACCTCAATAGATTCTTCTGATGGAAGATTAAAACTATCAGCCCCTAGTGGTGCTAGTAATGTTGCTGGAGTAGCTTTGTATGGAAACAATGGTAGTGCTTATGGTGGTAGTAATGTTGCAAGGTCAAAAATAGAAAGTAAGCACGATGGAACAGCGTATGGTGCAAATATGTTGTTTTATACTAATGACACATCAAATGTTTATCAAGAAAGAATGCGTATTGATTCTTCAGGCAACGTTGGAATTGGAACGACTAGTCCTTTTTCTTCTGCAAGATTACAAGTAAATACTGGCACAAACTTAAATCTTGCTGTGCAAACAGGCACAACAGAAACAAGTGGTATGAAAATAAATGCTTTCAATGATGCAGGAAGTGCAAATATACCATTAGAAATTAATGGCTCTGTAATGTTACTTAAAACTGGCGAAACAGAAAGAATGCGTATTGATTCTTCAGGCATGTTAGGACTAGGTACAACTCCACCAAGTGATTCACACGCTACTTGGAGTCAATTTTTTATAGGTCAAAAAGGCTCAGTAATTTCTGAAAAATTAGGTAGTGGTGGTCTTTTTGGAACTTATGTAACAGATAATCTTTATGTTGATAATGATACAGGTGCTTTTGCCTATAGAGTTGCTAATGAAGCAAGTGCTTATTTACAAGAAGCTGCAACTCATAGATGGTATACAGTAGCAAGTGGAAGTGCAGGTGCAGCAGCTACATTATCAGAAAGAATGCGTATTGATAGTTCAGGCAACTTGTTGGTGGGGACTACGAGCGCTGCATCAGGTTTTAAATTACAAGTTGATGGTGGTGCTGGTAATGCTCGTTATACTAATATTGATACAGGCGGTTCAACTTTTGACCAATTTAGATTTAATGGTGGATTAGTTGGCTCTATAACAACCAATGGTTCAACAACATCTTTTAACACATCTTCAGATGCAAGACTAAAAGACGTTACAGGCGAAGCTAGAGGTTTAGAAGTAATTAATGAACTTAACCCAGTAGCTTATAACTGGAAAGCAGATGGTAAAGCTGATGAAGGTCTTATAGCTCAAGAAGTATTAGACATAGTGCCTAACGCTGTATCAGGTTCTGAAGAAGAACAATATTATATGGATTACAGTAAACTTGTAGTACATCTTGTAAAGGCTGTAAAAGAACAACAAACACAGATTGAAGCCTTACAATCTGAAATTAACTTACTTAAAACAGGAGAATAAAATGGCAAATATTTACACATGGAACTGTAAAACAGTAGACGTTTACCCAACACACGATGGACATTCTGATGTTGTTTATGTGGTTCATTGGCGATTAAACGCAGAGAGCGATCAACAAGATTCTGAAGGAAATAACTATTCAGCTTCTGTTTATGGTACTCACAACGTTAATGCAGATGATATATCTAACTTTATACCATTCGCAGATCTTACCAATGACATAGTAACTGGTTGGGTTACATCTGGTATGGGTGATGATGAAGTTGCTAATCTTAAATCAGGATTAGACAGCAACATTGAAAACCAAATCAATCCTACATCTGTTACTAAAACCATAGGTTAAACAATGGCACTATTGCCTGTAACTCCGCCCGCTGGCATAGTTAAAAACGGTACTGACTATGCTAACAAAGGTCGTTGGGTTGACGGCAATCTTGTGCGTTTTGAAAACGGATTTCTAAAACCTATTGGTGGTTGGACTAAACTAAGAAACACAGCACTAGACGGTGAGCCTATAGGTATGTATGCCTATAAGGATAATCTTGGTGAATCCATACTAGCTGTAGGTACAAGACAAAAAGTCTATGTCTTGTACGACAATACTTGGACTGATATAACACCAACAGGCTTTGTAAGTGACGCTGACAACGATCCTCTCGGTTACGGTGCATACCACTATAACGTAGAAGATTACGGCGATGCTAGAAGCCAATCTGGACTACCTCTTGCTTCAGGTCATTTCTCCTTTGACAACTGGGGTGAGGATTTAGTCTTTTGTTTTTCTGGTGACGGCAAAATCTATAAATGGCAACCTAATTCAGGCGGCACAGCTGATACCATTGCCACAGTCGTAACAAACGCTCCTACAAACTGTCAGGCTGTTCTAGTTACTAATGAAAGGCATTTAGTTGCTATTGGTTCTGGTGGCGACCCTAGAAAGGTATCTTGGAGTGATAGAGAAGATAGAAATACTTGGACATCTAAAGCTACGAATACAGCAGGTGATGTGCAAATACCTACAGGTGGTCGTGCGTTATTAGGCGTTAAATATCAAAACGATGTCATAGTCTTTAGTGATACTGGTATAGATAGAATGAGCTATGTAGGCTCTCCGTTTGTTTATGGTATCGCAGCAGCAGGTGCAAACTGTAAAGCTGTAAGTAGAAGATCAGTCGTGCAAACAGGAAACTTTCTTGCGTGGATGGGTGAAAACTCATTCTTTGTTTACGATGGTGTTGTCAGAGAAATCAAATGCGATGTGCATGATTATGTATATGACAATCTAAACATACAGGGCAAGCAATCATGTTGGGGTGGACATAACTCTAATTTCAACGAAATATGGTGGGGTTTTCCAAGTGGGGATGGACAATACACACCAAACAAATATGTAATATGGAATTACTTAGAAAACACTTGGTCTATAGGTTCTTTAGATAGAGGCTGTTGGATTGACCAAGGTGCGTTTAATTATCCTATTGCTGGTGATTCAAGTGGTTTTGTTTACGAACACGAATCAACTACATTATCTAATTCACCAAACTTAAATAGTGATGCACCATTTTGTACAAGCGGTCCAATAGAATTAGGTAACGGTGATAACTATGTGCAATGTAATCAAATTATTCCAGATGAAGAAGCAAACACATTACCAGGTGTAACAATAAGTTTTAAAGGTAAGTTTACCCCGCTAGGTAGCGAAACAGACTTTGGTAGTTTTACCTTTGAAAATGATGGATATACCGATGCTAGGTTTACAGCAAGACAAGTACAAATGACTGTAACAGGTAGCACAACACAAGATTTTCAGGTTGGTAATATAAGATTAAACATAAGACCAAGAGGTAGAAGATAATGGATTTATCCTCACAAAGACAGTATATACAAAGAGCTGAAAACGTACATATTAATATTACTTTAGCTAATACTGACTATACAGTTTATACAGCTCCATCAGGAGATGATTTTACTTTTTCAGTAATACAATCATTTTTAGTATGTGAACATCAAGGACAACAAACACAAATAGATGTTACTAATACACATGGTTCTGATACTTTTAATCTTTTTAATGGCAAAGTTATTACTGCTAATAGCACTTCAGAGTTATTAGAAAGACCAATTATTATTCATCAAGGTGAAATAATAAAAGTACAAGGCAACCATGCTGGTAATTTAGATATACATATGAGTATTGTAGAATATGCAAGAGGCGACTAATAACGTAATTAATATAAACCAAGCGAAAAAAGATTTTTGGGAAATTGAATGGGAAAGGTGTAAACCCTATATAGCAAAAGCTGTAAAGTATCAAGATTCCTATACAATTGACGATATAGAAGATAAAATAAGACATGGTATATTCCATTTATGGCCAGGCAAAAAGTCTGCATACATAACAGAATTTGTAATATATCCACAAGTTAAAGCAATGAATCTATTATTTTGTGGTGGTGATTACGAAGAATTAGAAGAAATGCTACCATCAATAGAAGCATTTGCAAAAGCCGCAGGTATTAAAAGATTATACGGTGGCGGTAGAAAAGGATGGATTAGAAAGATAAAACATCTAGGATTTGAGACAGAACATTTAATTAGAAAAGACTTATGAGTAAAGGAAAAACCAGAACAGAAACCTCAGTAGATTTGCCAGCATGGCAAGAAGCTCAATTTAAAGAGCTTTACAGCCAAGCACAGGGCGTTGCAAGACAACCTTTTATACCTTATACAGGCCCAATGGTTGCTGGATTTTCACCAGACCAATTACGACAGTTTCAAGCTACTAGAGGACTATTTGAATCAGGTATGGGTTATGACCCAACTAAAGCTTTACAGGGTATGGCACAAGAACAATTTAGACCTACTATACAACCTGTTACTGGTTTTCAAGCACCAACAATAGAAGCAACACAAGCTCCTGGTGCGGCACAAATAGGTCCAGTATCTACTCCACAATTTCAAGGTTTATTAAGTCAAGACATAGGCGCATATCAATCACCTTATCAACAACAGGTTATAGATTTAGCTATGCAGGATATACAGCGACAAGCTGATATAGCGCGTGGCGGTGCGCAGGAAAGAGCAAT